CAAAAACTCTTCGGTTACGTAAGCGCTGATATCGATCGGATCGCCGATCTTGACGGTGTATCTCGTTTGCATGCCGCTGCCCTTCTTCTTGATCGAGAGCAGATAGCAAGCGGTTGGATCGGTCGGGTTGAAATTCTCATCGGCTTCAAGCTCATCATCGAGCCATTCTACATACTCATCGAATGACTTTTGCGAGAGCCGCAGCGCCTTAACGAGCGCCGGATCCTTCTTCTTTACGTCGCTCTTCTTCAGCGCGTTGAAGTAGCCTACGCTCTTCAGCCGCCACTCTTGGATGAAGCTTTCATCACCCTTCTTCTGCCGGCGCCGTAGCTCTTCGCACATGCTGCAACGCTTCTTGCCGTTGCTCCAACGCTTCGGGCAAACGTGCACACCATGCCGCTCTACCTCTTTGAAGGGTAGGCCCGCGTCTGAATAAGGGGGCATCACGAAAAAGTGATTCCACCCGTTTTGTAGATCGTGATACTGGCCAGAGCTTCGCCCCTCGTTTTGCTCCTGCTGCTTTCGCACCGCGCCGCGGTTGATGCCGCGCACGCTGCTGCTGCGCCTTCGTGTCTTCTTCGCGTTTCGCTTCTTTGTTCTACGTGTCGCCATCGTTTATCGTCTCCTGCGCGCTTGTCGTTTCAGCTTATCCGAGACTCTGCGCGCGGTGCCGTCTCGGCGCTTTTCAGATTGACGTTTCGATTTAGCGGGCGCCATCGCCGAAGCATCTTGCTCCGCGCGAAACTGCGCGCCCAATTGGATCAGCATATCTCTGCGCATCTCGAAGGCCCTAACACCTGCCTTCAGCACATCAGCGTTGTAGCGTGCGCGCCGCAAGCGCTTCTGCACCGCCTTGAATTGCCGATCTTGCCGTATGAATGCTTTGCAGTCGTTTTCCTTTGCCCCGCTGTTATCGGTCCTATACTCCTGATACAGCCGCGAGAAAAGAAGATCGGCCTTCTCTTCTAGCTGCCGCACCAAGTCTTGCGCGCGCGCATGCGCATAGGCCCAATGCGCGTAATAGGCCGCTTGGCTGCTGAATTCGTGGGATAGATCCGCGCTGATGTCTAGCTGCGAGAGCAAAGCCTTTTGGCTGAAATCATCTTCTTGCATTGCCATCAATCGATCCCCTCTTGCTCTGCCTTCCACCGTGGCACGAGCACTTCGATCGGCTCGCCGCGCACTAGATCATCTTCATCGTATTCGATCAGCGACTTCGGCAGCACCACGTTTTCCGGCTCGCCCACATCAACGATCAAGGCTAGCTCTGTTTGCGTCACGTACTCACATTCAACGGGGATCATTTCGTTGCGGCTCATCTATTCATACTCCTGCTTACCGCCTAGCTCTACGCCCCAAGCTTCTTGACGTTTCACATCCACGGTGATCGGCATTTCATACTTGTGCCGCTTATCTGGTTTCAGCGCCGTTTCCATCCACTTCACTACCAGCGCTTCGGCTTCATCCGCATACTTCAACGGGCAATTGAAGAGCAACTGATCGTGAAGCGTGAGCACGATACGAAAGCCGGGTATCCGCGTTTGCCCGATGCCATCGTAGCAACGCTTTGTAGCACGATTCAAGATCGTGCTAGCGGTGTCTTGAATCTCGAAATTCTTTGCTTCGTTTTCAAGGTGCCCAAGGTCGCGATCGATGAAGGCGCAATCTTGCGCCCACCGGCTGTTAAACCACTGCATCCCGTGAAAGCGCCGCTTGCGCCCGAAGAGATAGGATCGCAGGTAGTGGTTATCTTTCGCGCGCCGGATCTGGCGATCCATGTAGCGCATCACGCCGCGGTATTTCTCCGCGTAGGCTTCAAGCACCTTTTCGACTTGCGCGATCCGCTCGCCGCGGGGCATCGTTGCCGGGAAGGCTTCGGGGTTGGCTTCAGCGATCGAAGGTGCCTGCCTTCCGTAAGGCACGCCGAAGTTAACCCCCTTGGCTACGCCGCGCTCTTGCGAGCTAATCTCTTCACTGATGCGCTTGAATTCCTTTTCAGTAGGCACGCGCATCAATCGCGTGGTTACTGCCATATGCGTGTGAAGATCAACGCCGCCTAACAACTCTCGCACCATCACGCGATCGTTGCTAAGCCAAGCCATCACGCAAAGCTCTACTTTGTTGTAGTCTGCGCTTAGGAAGATATCGCGCCCCGGCACATCCGGGGTGATCATCGATCGCAAGCCGCCCGTGCGGGGCACGGTTTGGATGTGCGGATCGGTTGCGCTTAGTCGCGCCGTGCGTGCCACCGTCACGTTATAGGTTGGGTGCATGCGGTTAGCGCTCTTCACATGCACGATGAAGCCGCCGCCGCGCCCTTCATCTAAGTAGCTCAGTTTCTTATTTAGCGATCTGATGTCTCGCTGCGCCCGCGCGATCGTGCCCGCTCTATTCTTCTTCAAGGCCAGCGCCGCGAGCACGTATTTATCTGTGCTGAAGGCGCCGCTTGGTGTCTTCTTCCGAAGATCGGCCCCTGCCTTCATCAACAGCGGGCGAAGCTGCGCCGGGCTGTTAGGATTGAATAGCTCGCCTTTCTCGCCGGCAACCTTCGGCCCCAATAACGCGAGAGCGATCCGGGCTAGCGTGCGCTGCGCCTTCTTCCGCTGCAAGCGCAGATCATCCGCCATTTCTTTGATCCGCTCTTTGCTTGCGTGTAGCCCGCGGTATTCAACATCAGCGAGAGCGTTGATCAGATTCAACTCGGTGCGGAAGCTGGTAAGCTGCTTTTCTTCGCGCAGCATCGGCTTGAAGATCTTTCGCAGCCGAAAGGTAGCATCACAATCGTAGCCGCAGTATTGCCAAAGCACTTCGTTAGGTGCATCGGCGAAGCTGCCGCGATCGTCTTCTTTGAAGGCGTCTAGCGCTGAATCGTACTTATCCCAGCATAGAAACCACTGCGCTAGAAAGGTGAGGTTATGCCGGTGATTCTCTTGCAAACAGTGGTGCGCGTTCATCGTGTCAAAAACTACGTGGTAGTCTTTGATGCCCAACAGCGCGCGGTAAAATTTCAGATCAAACTTGATCCCCTGCCCTACCAGTTTCGCGCGCTCGATCCACTCTGCCAGCCATTGCAAGATCTGCTGAAGCTCTGCCGGCTTCCAAAACGGTTTAGCCCCGTGCTGCAACAGCGGCAGCACATGCGCTTCACCTGCTTTGATGCAGAAGCCCGCGCAAAGGATCTTGTGCTCGTGCGGATCGAGCCCCGTTGTTTCAAGGTCTGTTACGGCAAACGGTGCGCGCTTCAGCAGACGAAAAAGCCGCTTCACGTCTACCAACCGCTTCGCAACGTGCACCACCGTATCCGGGTGCTTCAGCGGTGTTTCACCCTTCGCTAGCTCCTTCGCGGTTTCGAGATCGCGGATGATGTAATCATCGAGCACCCAATCTGAAAGGGCCGCGCTAGGGTGAAAGGTGCCTACCAGCCAACAGGTATGCTCGAATACCTTGCCCTTCGGGGTTACGTAGCGGTAGGTTTGCTTGATCGGGAAGCCGCGCCAGCGCCCTTTAGAAGAATCAAGCTTGTATTTCTTGCCGGGCTGCCGTTGCAGTTGCTCGAAGGCAGTAGCACCGAGAGCAACGATCACCTTCGGCTTGTTACTCAAAATATCATGCAAGACAAAAGGCCAGCATGCTACAAGCTCGCTCTTCTTTGGCTTGCGGTTATTCGGGGGCCGGCAGCGCACCGCGTTGCCGATCAAAACTTCTTTGCGGGATAGCTTGGCTTTGGAAAAGCAGAAGTTGAGCTTTCGCCCTGCATCGCCCACGAAGGGGCGCCCTAGATCTTCTTCGTTGGCTCCAAGCGCTTCACCGATCAGCATGATCCGCGCGCCGGCTTTGCCGTGCGTCTTGCAGCAAACGGTGCCGCTAGTTTCTTCTAGCGCGCAGCGTCTACACGCGGGCTGATTCGCCAGCGGCTTGATCGCCGTTAGGTCTTCTACTTTCGCTTTCGCCATTCTCTGCTTTCACTTCTACTGCTGCAAAACCCCGCAGCGCGGGCACACCTTCGGCGGTAGGCAATTCGGGGGTTGCACTGCCGAAGAGCGCCCGCGCTGCAAGATTTGATTTCGATCGGTTTCGCATGCGCAACCCCCGTTGCGATCATGGGGATTACCGCGGATCGGTGGGATCTGTCAAGCACAAAAAGAAAAAGCCGCCTAGCACTGTTTGTGCCGTGCGGCTCTTCCATCGCGAAGGTTCGGATCGCCCTCGCTCGCCCGATCCATCGGCTAGCCTTTCCCGCGCCGGCATTACCCGCTGCGCCCGTGCCGGGTGCGCCGTGGAAAGCGCCCCCGTTTGCTATGCCTGCGAACGTGCCCCCTTCATACATCGCGCCAGCGGGCGCGTCAATAAAAAAATGCACGCGATCGAAATTTTCTTGCAGCGCCATTAGTAGCGGGCTTCGGAATGATCGCAGCTCGTGCACACCCACCGGCTGCCGATCGCCTTCGCCTTCTCTTTGCCCGTATCAATCCAAAGCTGCGCT